ATAGTGAAAACACAGCCAATTCTACAACTGTTTTCTTAACACTTAAAAATGTTCAAGGTATTTTTAATAATTCTAATACTATAAATGGAGTCACAAGTGGATCTGAATCATCTGTGATGAATATATCCTCTCCGATTGTATCTTCAAATATTAATTTCTATAATGGATGTTCTCTTTATATTTCTTCTGGTACAGGCGCTGGTCAGCTTAATCTAATTGACGAATATGTTGTGGTAGGGAATGCAAGAAGAGTTCTTTTAGCAAATGCATTCGCCATTACCCCGGATTTGACATCCAAGTATATCATATCTCCTAGCGTGATTATAAATGGAGACGGAACAGGAGCAAAAGCGTATACCACAATTAACCCAGCTACTAATCAATTAAATGGTATTCAAATCATTTCAAGAGGATCTGGATATAGTTATGCAAATGTTTCTATCCAAGGAAATACCGGATCACTTGCTATAACCGCAAATAATGCAAATGTAAGAGCTATCATATCTCCTAGAGGTGGTCATGGTTCGGATCCTTTATCTGAATTAAATGCAACATATCTTTCTTTTTCTACAACATTTGCCAACACAGAGAATGGGGTGATTCCGGGAACTGGTTCAACCTATAGGGTTGTAGGACTTATTTCGGATCCTTTATTTGCTAATGTAACCTTGACATATTCATACTCATTCACTCCAACATTCCCATTTGTAGGAAATTCGAATGTATATGGATCCATATCTGGTGCAACAGGATTGGTTTCATCCACTAATCCAGCCGGAAATACTATAACATTAACAAATGTATCTGGTGTATTTCAAAGTGGCGATGTTTTAACGGCCATCGCAAATAACGGATCCCTCGTTGTAAATACGTATACAAATACGGTAGTGACTTCGGTAGTAGGGCAAGGCTCGGTATTTAATAACAGAACAATTTTAGAATGTCCTTCTACAACCTTGATAGGCGGTACATTTTCGATTTCAGAAAAAATAGTTCAATCTGTGGATGGTGTTGACATTGCATATGGATACATTCAAGATATAGAAACAAGTGGTTCAAACACATATATTTATTTGTCAGAGACATATGGAACATTTAATTCTTCTGATACCATCAATGGTGTGTATAAATACATTTATGACGATGCCACAAGAAGAGTATCAATTCAAGTTAATGATATAGTTCAGCCTGATCTTGTTAAATATACTGGTAATATTTTATATATTGAGAATAGTATTCCTATTACCAGAAATGCATCGCAATCTGAACTTATAAATATTATAACTGGTTTTAATTAATTTTTAAGAGAGTTTTATAAATGCCAATTGATACCAATCTAGACGTTGCTCCATACTACGATGATGCTAATAATGCAATAGCAGATAATTATCATAGGATCTTATTTAAGCCATCGGTGGCTGTTCAGGCTCGTGAGCTTACTCAGGTTCAAGATATTAGTCAAAACCAAATTGAAAGATTTGGAGATAATATCTTTGTAGCTGGTACAATCGTCAAAGGTTGCAATTTCAATTTTGACGCCAATTATTATTATGCTAAATTGCTAGATTTGCGCCCTATTGATGGTCAGCCTGTTAATCCAGTTCAATATGTCGGGCTACTTGCACACGAATCTACATCTAATTTATACGCTGTTTGTGTTAATTATCAAAATGGGTTTCAATCACAGGATCCAAATTTAAATACATTGTATTTCAAATATATTAATTCTGGTTCTAATAATCAACAGCAGTTTCCTGCCGGAACCACATTACAATTCTACACAAATAACAATCCAGTATACGCCAATTCTGTGAATTACGTATCAAATGTTGATGTTACTATCGCAACAACATCTAATGCAGTTGGAACAGGCTATTTAATGAGTGTGTCCTCTGGAATTATCTACCAAAAAGGTCATTTCATTCAAGTTGCAAATAATACATCTGTAATTGTTTCAAAATACTCTAATCAACCAGATGGTGTTGTAGCTGGTTTTAATATTTCAGAAAATATCATTTCTGCCCTTCAAGATTCTAATCTATATGATCAGGCAGCTGGATATACTAATTATAATGCACCGGGGGCAGATCGTCTACAACTCATCCCATCTTTGGCTGTATATCCAACAAATGCCACTCCTAATTCTAATTTCTTTACCCTTGTTCAATGGGATAATGGTAATATTTCAAAAGAATTCCAACAGACCCAATATAGCGATATCGGGAATGAAATGGCTCGTAGAACATATGAAGAAGCTGGAAATTTCTTCATCAAACCTTTTCGTATTCATATAGAATCTTCTAATGCTACATACAACTCAGTTGTCGCTTCTGCTGGGTTGGCATATATTGAAGGTCATAGAATCGAACAACTTAACAATATCAGAACACCGGTTCGTCTTGGTAATGATCTTAAAACAGCATCTAATCAATTAATTACAACTGGTTATGATAATTCTATTCTCGTTCAACAGTCTATTGGTATTTTTCCATCCACAACAGGTGCAATAGTATCGTTAATGGATTCAGCTCAGCAAGCGATAAGTAATGATATCTTTGCCGTGACTGCATATGGTAATCAGATTGGTACGGCAAAAATACTTGCTGTAGAATATGATAATGGCCAAATTGGGACCCCACAATGTCAATATAGAATATACTTGGCAGATATTCGTATGATATCAGGCCAAACATTTAGAAATGTTAAAGGAATATATTCATCTAGTGGTGGATTTGCAGATGTTGTATTAAATTACAGTGCAACATCAAATAGTAATGTAGCCCAATTATCTCAGCCATCTAAATCAGCTTTAGTATTTCCTTCGTCTAAAGTAGGATCTTTTGGTTTTAATTCTTCTGGATATCTTCCTAATTATACTTATAGAACATCTACCAATTCTTTGGTTAATGGATCTACTGGCAACTCCAATGTCATTCAGCTGACAGGTTCGTATAAGTTTCCATATGGTCAAGGAAAGATGACATCTACCCAAATGGCAGATATTATTGTTGTGCCTACATCATTCTCATCAGGTGGGGCTTCAGCAAATGTAACCCTTGCCAAAACTGGTAATGTTAGCATCTCATCTACCACAAATACAGTTGTTGCAGCTTCTGGAAATACAACCGCATTCACTGCCGAATATCAAATTGGTGACTATATTAATGTGGCCAATACTATTCGTTGTATTACCAATATTTCTAATGCAACATATATGTCAGTTGATAATAATTGGGCTTCTAATAGTAGTGGAAGTCATGCTAAATGCTATCCTACAAATGTTCCTATTAATTTCATATCCAGAAATAGCATTATGACTATCTTGGATACAGGAAATCAACAACTACAATTATCTCTTATAGCATCTAATGGATCTAGTGAGACTCTTAGTTCCAATATGAATATTGCTGTAGCGTATAATGCGCTAATCCCTAATGATGCGGATCGTGCCCTTCAGGCAAATACCAATATCGCAGTTAGACTTAATGTTTCAAATAATGCTGGTGGTATATCCGGCCCTTGGTGTTTGGGCGTTCCATATGTATATAATATCAAACATGTATACAAATCATCCAATACAGGCTCATTCAATGCTAACACAACATCTGGCAATACTTATTTAACAACTTCTACCACAGGATTTTCGAATGGTGTGGCAGTCTTTGGTTATGGGCTGGCGGGTGGCACAACAGCAAATGTAGTGAATACATCTACTCTTGTTTTATCTACTGCTGCAAATGCAAACGTGGCCAATGGTAATTTTACATATGGTTATTATTCGAATAATGCTGGTGATGATATTGGGTTTGCATTTATGCTCAATGATGGGCAAAAAGATGCTTTCTTCGACCAATCATTTTTGGTGCAGAATCCAAGTTATCAAAATATAGGAATTGGTCCTAGTGATCTTCTTACTGTAGTATTTGATGCATTTTTACCACAAAATACAGGTAAAGGTTATATTTCGGTCGATTCATATTCATCCATCATTCAATCGACAGGTGTAATAGGTTATCAAAATATACCATCGTTCACAGATAGCTCTGGTAATTATTATAGCTTAAGAGATTCGATTGATTTCAGACCATTTGTTCAAAACACAGCTGCATACCAAACAACTGTTGGGAATTCGGTGGTAAATCCTGTTTATTCATCAACTTTACCAGCCACAGAAAATTACATTGCAGCGCCTAATCAGTCATTTATCTATAATGTTCAGTATTACTTAGGTCGTGTTGACAAACTTATGTTGAATTCATATGGTAGTTATTCTATCGTAGAAGGAACTCCATCTGAAACCCCTATTGCACCTGCGGATAAGTCTGACACAATGACATTGGCAACTATTTCTGTGCCGCCTTACCCATCTCTTGCATTTACAAATATTTCATCAAATACAGCCCAAAGTTATTTGGTTAATGTTCTTCAATCTAATGAAAATCGTGTATATACGATGAAAGATATAGCAAGCCTTGACTCCAGAATTACTAATCTTGAATATTATACATCGTTAAATATGTTGGAACAGAACGCAAGTTCTTTGAGCATTCAATCTAGTGTTACTGGATCCAATAGATTTAAAAATGGAATCTTCGTCGATAATTATTCCACAACAGATTCCCTTGATTTGACAAATCCAGAATTCAGGGCGTCTTTAAGCCCAAGTGAAAATGCCTTGATTCCACGTCTTGCATTAACTCCAATTGGATTGAGATATTCAACAGGAACTAATGTAAGCAAAACTGGAAATCTTGTAACATTGCTTAATACAAATGCTGGAAATACAAATCTAGATCCATTTATGACACAACAATTTGCATCTGGTACTAGAGCATGTTCTGATAATCAATATAATTTTACAGGGTCGATCAGCCTTAATAATCCTTACACTGGTATTCCAGATGTGGTGGTAACTCCTCCTACACCTACTCCATCTCCATATACTATTGGTCAATTAAACGCAATAGTATATCTACAACAGCAGGGAACAAATGCATTAACCCAAATATTCTCTGGTTATACCGGAACTGGTAATGCTCCGGCAGGATTTGTACAAATGTCTTATATGACTGATCCTGTAGCTGCATCAGTGTTGAATAATTATTTTGGTGTTAGATTAGCAACCTCTAGTAATTATGTAAATTGGTATCAGTTCACCCAGACAGGATATTTTATTGCACCAGAAACAGGTAGTTATACCTTTTATGCAGTACATGATGACGGAGTTGCATTGGGAATCGGAACAAATTTCTGGACCTACCCAGCCGCCACATCTTCTATCGAAACTACATTTGGGCCAATTAATTTGACAGCTGGCCAATATTATAGCTTCTACCATAATATTCTTTCAAATTCTAATGATGCTTTTCACCAGAGTATTTTGTGGTTTAGTGTTAATGGAAATGTATACGGAAATTATCAGCAAGCCAAGATTGGTGATGGTGGAGGATATGTAAATATTAATCCAACTAAGCAAATAACTACAGCCATGTTTGCTCGTGACACTAAACCCGCTACAACAGGGACCACCGATGCAGCGGGTACTGCATCTACCCTAAATACACAGCTACCTAATCAATCTGGTGGTTTACATTTCAATATTCCCGGATTGAATATTGATAGTAATATCTTAAAAGTTCCTACGGTATCTGTACCTGCCCCAGCGCCAGCGTTGACAACAGCAGTACATGTAATACCAATATTACGTAATAGAATATTTCGATAAGAGGTAAAAGATGGCAATTGCTACAAATACATTAGTTCCACAAACAACTACCAATAGCGCAAATGTAAGTGTAGGGCAATATTCCAGCACAACTACTGCACCATTATATATTCCAGCTCAAGTTATTGGATTTACTTGTCATGGGTTAAAGCCAAATACTAGATTATCTGTATTTTTTGATGGGATTAATGTCACCCAATATTGTTCTCCCGCCACATATGATAGTTCTTTAACTAATCCTTCACCTTCGGATTATCATATTATTACAGCTGGTGGATCTATTGTGACTGATGCCAATGGTACAGCCATTGCTGTATTTACAGTTCCGGCTTCACAATTTCAGGTTGGAACTAGAGAATTTCATGTATTTGACTATAATGTTGCCAATGACATATATTCAGAAAGAACACAAAATTATTCTTGTCAGGCATTTGCATATTACAGTGCATTTAATTATTCTGGCACAGAACCATCTGTCCCATCTATCATATCAACTATTCCAGCCGGGTCTACCTCTTCTGTAACCCTTACAACTCGTGGATCAGGAACATCTACGAGTGGCTCTACTAATAATCCACTATCCCAAACCTTCTATATCGGATCTGATATGACAGAGGGGCAGGATGGATTATATATTGCAGCTATTGATTTATATTTTCAAGCAAAAAGTTCTACACAACCTATCACAATTGATATAAGAACGGTAGATAATGGAATTCCCACCACCACTATAATTCCATATTCCCAAGTGACTATTCAATCTGCATCGGTTATTGTAAGTTCTAATGGTCAAACTCCAACATCTATAAATTTTCCCACTCCAATTTATTTAAGAGCTGGTTATTCTTATGCTCTTACGGTAACTCCCGGTGGTGGTGTACCAGATTATGTAATTTGGACAGGAGTTGCAGGTGAAACGGATGTCGTCAATGGAGTTGTAAATTCTAGTTGGGGGCAAGGATCTTTATTTACTGCGTCTACAGGATCTACTTGGACACCTATTCAGACAGAATTTTTAAAATTTACTTTATATAGAACCAATTTCACAAATTTTAGCACCGCTGGATCAGCAAGTTTTGTTAACCTTGACTATGAATTTTTGTCTTATTCTAACACGTCCACTATCCCGTTTCAGGTTGGAGAATATGTTTATCAGATGCCTCACCCATTTGGAGGATTCGTTTCTGTTAATACCACATCTAATCTAATTAGTTACAATTCATATCCTTCATATATCAATAGCTATTCTTTTGCAACAGATTTTAGTGTTAATGACTTCATTTTGATTGTAGGATCTGTGCCAGCTTCAAATACATCAAACAATGTCTTAAATTGGGGGATATTTTCTAATGTTGTAACCGTTCAGATTACGGCAGTTAATGCTGGGAATAATACTTTACAATTCCAGTATGCAAACGGCGCACCAAGCACAGGCGCTCCTTGGGCTAATGGTGTGGCGGCTTTCTTCAAACCGGCTAAAGGTACACTTTCTATTACAGCTGGATCTAATGCAGTTATGGGTACAGGAACTAGATTCGACCAGCAATATAATAATAATTACCAAGATGGCTCTAATAAGGTTCCTCTGGTGGTTCAATGGTCTAATGGCACCTTTGATGGTCACGAAGTTCTATGGCCCTCTAATGTTGCTAATTCGACATATATGACATTAAGAAATACCCCATTAACAACTAATGCTACAGCAATCCCATTAACAACCCCGGTTGGAAGAGTTGTCTCTGTTGACACAAATAGACAACTAATTATGTTGGATACATCTAGTGCCAATGGATCTTCTGGTAATACAGCATGGCAGAATGTTTTTTCTACCCCATCATATTTCTCTACAAGTCGTGTATTGGTAGGAACCCAATCTGGTGCTACGGCATTAATATCTCATGTGGTAGATATTAATGCCTCAACGCTACATCCTATTTTATATCAAACATCTATTCAAGGAACGACAGTAACTTATTCTGCCAATACTACAGCATTTAATTATACAGATGTGGATTATCCATCCTTATCTATATCTTCTGTAAATTATCTGACAAATAATCAGATTATCATTGCTTCCAAGACCAATGAAATTAATTTTTATTCTGGTGCAAAATCATTTACTTTAAATGCTAATTTGACCACATCTTCTGCATTGTCATCACCATCTATTGATGCAAGTCAACTTACTATGCTGGCAGGAACAAGTGTCATCGGACCTGATGCATCAAATGAATATACAAATTATGGAACCGCATTAGCTAAGTCTGTGTCCCTACCTGTGACATTAGGAGATGGTAACGATTCTGAAGATATCCAAGTATATTTGACAGCATATAGACCAAGTGGTACAGACATTCAAGTATTTGTCAAACTTTTAAATTCGGCAGATACTGATCAATTTTCCAATAAATATTGGACACCACTTCAAATGGTTGGAAATACTTCATCTTATTCTGATTCTTCTAATCTCGAGGATTGGATTGAATATCAATATGGATTGCCAACAGATCCTACAGTATTTAAAGCATTAGACCTAGTAACAACAAATAATTCTACAACTATTACCTCGACTAGTGGTAATACTGCGTGGCAATCTATTTTTAATAATAATCAATTACTCGTTGTTTATAGTGATTCTAGTAGCAATCCATCGTCATACGAAGTTCATATGATTTCAAATGTGGTAAGTAATACTCAAATTACATTATCCACTCCTATAACAATGGCAAATACATCTTCTGCCATCATAGGGTCTATGTCATATCCGTTTGCTGCATATAAAAATTCATTAAACCAAAATATAGTTCGTTATTACACAGCTGATGGATCTGCACATGACTCCTATATTCAATATGCCGTCAAGATTGTGTTATTATCAGCTAATACAGCCCTGCCACCTAAGGTTCAAAATATGAGAGCCTTAGCACTATCGGTGTAATCAAATGAAAGTTCAAACTGATCATAAAGAATTTCTTAGAGATACTAACAATCGGGCTTTGATAAATAATAATGTAGGCGAATTGCAAATGCTCCGTAGTCAACGCATGTTGAAGGTAGAACATAAGCGAGAAATAGATGATTTACGAAGAGAAATGGCCGAACTAAAAAAATTAATTTTGGAGCGATAATTAGATGTCAAAAGGTTCATACCAAAACGCAAACCTTGTAATTACATATGATACATTTGCGGGGTTGGTTAATAAAGTAAATCAAATCGTTTATGATATGGGTTACGATGTTTTAACTACTAATGCATCATCTACGCCAGATATTACAACCGGTAATGCCTTTTTAAATGGGTATTTCGGGGCTAATACCGTGTATGTATCCAACGCTATACAAGGCGGTACAGCTAATGCCATGGCAAATCTTGTGGTTAGTTCTACTCTTTACGTTTCTAATAATGTTCAGGTCACCAACAATTTAAACGTATCTAACTCTGCATATATTTTAGTTAATGTTGCATCCGCTGGTTTGACAACTACCAATGCGACTGTAAACAACAATATTATTGTAGGAAATGTTGCAACTTTAAATACAGCATCAGCTGTTCTGGCAAATATTACAACTGCTAATGTAACAACATTAGGAGTTACTTCTAATGCTACGATAGCTAATGCTATAATCACTCAAGCAAATATTACAACTGCCAATGTAACAACATTAGGAGTTACTTCTAATGCTACGATAGCTAATTTGACAGTTAATAACTCTATCACAACTAATGCAGCCATCACTAGTGCAAATATTAATTTTGCCAATATAGCATCTGCCAATATTAATACCTTGTATGTCACCTCTTTCGAAGGCGCAACCAATCTTACATCAAATAATTTGATATCTAATAATGCCACTATAACCACAGCTATTATAACTTTAGCAAATGTTGTTACTGGAAATGTGGTCACTCTTGGTGTCACTTCTAATGCTACAATAGCCAATGCAACTGTCAATAATTTTATATCAAATAATTCTACTGTAACTACAGAAACTGTTGCCAGTCTTAATGTCACCTCGGTTGGTAAAGTTGCCAATTTGACAGTCAATAATGAAATAGTGACAAATTCTACCATCACGGCAGCAAATGTTGGGATTCTTTATGTAACTGGTAATACCACAGTTGCAAATATTACATCCAATGGTTTTATAACTGCAAATAATCTTTCTACGGTTAATTTTACAGCTGGTATAACAACTACTAATGTGACAGCTAATTCTACTATGGTAGTTTTTAATTCCAACTCTACTGTAAATGCTACTGTAAATGCTACCAATTATTCTGGTACAGCTAATAATGCTTTGAATCTTGGCGGATCACCTCTTGCAACCATTCAAGGGCAGATCACTGGTAATGCTGCAACCGCATATACCAATGCTGCTGCGGTAGCCGTACAAGCATATACCAATGCTGTTGCGGTAGCAACCACCTTGGCGAACAACGCATTCTCTAATGCCCTTGTGACCTCTCTTAACGTTGCATCAAATTCTGTAGCTAATGGTACATGGATTTCTGCTAATGCTGTATATGCCCAGAATGCAGGGGCAGTTGGTGGTTTATCAGCTAATATGGCTGTTCCTACTGATGGTTATGTTATCGCATGGTCAGCGGCTCAATCACAACTTATTTTAAAAAATCCAAGTGGATTATCTGTCGCCTTAAGTTCTAATACTGTAGTTGCGAATGTTCAGCTTCAAGCCGGATCTAATGGTGTAGCATATGTTGCCAATGTTTATGGTAATTCTACTGTAACAGCCGCAACATTTAGAGCTAATACCATTATGTTAATGGTTGATTCAGGCTCTATCAATATCAATAGCTCAGCTAACGTAAATGGAACTTTAACTTCTGGTAATATATCATCAACAGGTCAAATTTCAGTAGGCAACTCTACCGTAAATTCTACGATCAATTCCACTTCATATTCTGGCACAGCTAATAATTCTCTCTACTTAGGTGGTGCAACCTTAGCAACCATCCAAGGACAAATTACTGGTAATGTGGCAACTGCTTTTTCAAACGCAATTGCCAATGCTGCTACTGCCGCTGCTGCATTATATCTACCTACATCGGGCGGAACAATTACCGGAAACTTAGTAATCTCTGGTAATCTGACTATAGCAGGTTCGACCACTGTTGTAAATACTTCTGTGATATCTACGCAAGATAAAAATATCTATCTTGCGTCTGGATCGGCAAATACCTCTGTAACAGATGGATCTGGCATTGTTATATCTAATACTGCATCATGGTTATGGAGCTTTGGAAATACTTCGTGGCAATCTAATGTTAGTATCACCCCAACTTCTAATAATACTTTAAATTTTGGTTCGCCTAATCTTCAATGGGGTGGTATTTTTGCCAACACATTATCTTTAACGGCTGGTGGTATTACTTCCACAATCAATTCAACTGCCTTTACAGGGTCTGCAAATAATGCATCATATCTTGGAGGATCTACTTTATCAGTAATTCAGGGACAGATCACTGGTAATGCTGCGACTGCATATGCCAATGCTATTGCAGCGGTTGCCGGATTAAGTTCAAACAATGCTACGTATCTGCAAGGATACCAATGGGCTTCTCCGCCAGCCATAGGAGCAACTACCCCAAACTCTGCTATTCATACAGCTTTAAGTTCTGCTAATTTAAATCTTGTAAATGGTACTACTACCATTGCCACAACTATTACCAGTAATGCAACTTCTAACGCCATTACACAATTTATAATGGCGAACGTTTCATCTGCTGCCACTTATGGTGGATTTGAGGCATTAATCCAAGGTGTAGTATCAACTGGTGATAGACATATAACTAAAATTCTGGTTACAGCTAATAGCTCTATTGCTGTTGCGACAGAATATGGTCAAGTTTTCACAAACACTGCATTATTTGCGGTAGATGTTAATTATGCTGCTCCAAATATTCAAATATTGATTACGCCAGCATTAGCAACAAATACTTCTTATAAGGCAATTATTACAGCATTAGCTCAATAATTGCATAAATAAAAGATTACATCTCAGGGAAAGGTGAACTAGATGGCAAACTCATTAGATTTTAGAGTTAAAAACGGACTTACCGTAGGAACTAATTTAACTGTAACAGGAAATACTTCCGTTGCAAATATAATCAGCGTAGGTAACTCTACCGTAAATTCTACGATCAATTCCACTTCATATTCTGGCGTATCAAATACAGCAAACAATGCTACCTTTTTACAAGGCTATCAATGGGCTGCTCCTTCTGTTATAGGTGGAACGACTGCAAATACTGGTAATTTTACCAGTTTAAATATTTCATCTGGTGGTGCAATTAATCTTCAATCAAACGTGGCATTATATTCTGATACTACTGGCAACGGTCCCGGAGATTTTGTTGTTAAAACTTATAATGTCTCTGGCAATTTTACTTCATATTCTATTTTTCCTGCTAATGGTGGATTTGTGACAAGTGGCCAGATTACTGGTGGTGGAACTGGTGTATATGCTAATGTCGGAGTTGTAGGGTATTCTAATACAAATGCAGGTGTCTATGGCCAAAGTACAACTGGTATCGGTGTGAGTGGATATGCTGCTGCATCGACAGGAACCCAAGGCCAATCTATAACAGCTATAGGTGTAGCAGGATACTCTAATTCCAATGTCGGTGTATATGGATCATCTAACACAAATACTGGAGTCTATGGTATATCTAATTCTTATGTTGGGGTTTTAGGAACATCTAACACAAGTACAGGTGTATTAGGCACTTCAACTTCTGGCGTTGGAGTTGATGGATATAGCACAACAAATTTTGCGGTAAGAGGAACCAATTATGGTAGTAATTACGGAGGATACTTCGTATCTAATACCGGATGGTCATTAGGAGCTGGAAACACATCTACTACATTTTTCCATATTGATAATGTAGGAAATTTGGGGATAACCGGAGCTGTGCTATCCAATTCATATGTTTCAACTTTAGGTGGAATTGGTGCTATTGGTCAATATAATATGGCGTATGGTAATACTTCTTCTGGTTATAATGTTGGTTTAAGAAATGACGGTTCAAGCTTTTACATACTTTCTTCTAATAATGCTGGAAGTGTGACCGCAGCTGGCAGTGCAAGTTTTAATAATTATCGCCCATTTACAGTTAATTTATCTACCGGTGCGGTAAATATAGCTGGTGACGGATCTACCACATACATAGGTGGCTCTGCATATCTAACTCAGACATTATATGATAATCAAAATACCGCATATTATGTAAAGCCATCTGTTGGTTCGATATTTAACACTGTAGGTGTTACTACTTTAAATGTCAATAATGCAAATACAAATTATATTTCTGTTGCTGGTCAACCTACTGTGTCATACCAAGGATTATGGTTAGGGTGGAACCAATCTTTAGGACAAGGTGAAGCTAATTTTATTTGTGAACCGGGATCAGGCGGTGGTGGCTTCAATTGGCAGCAATCTAATGCTACAAATGGACGAACAACTACCATGTCTCTTTCTGGTGGTGGCAATCTAAATGTAACTGGTTCTTTAACAGTAGGAGGAACATTAACAAGTAATATTGTTGTTTCGGATAACTCGACATCCATGTTAAAATTAATTTCATCCGGTGGTATTAATTATATAGAAAGTGGAAATAATGGATTTACTGGAAATGCGGCGTTATCACTAACTGGACCATATGCCGCCCAAGGATCTACCTTAAACATTAATTTTGCAAATACTGTATCGACTGGAACTTTAACTGCTACATCTTTTACGGGTGCAGGTACTGGATTAACAGGAACAGCATCTTCTCTTATTGCTGGTGGAGTGGCGACCGCTGTCAGCAATGCTAACGCTAATTTTGATATTGCTTTTTTAACCAATATCACAAGTATAGCATACTGTGGAACAATTTGGGGTAATCCATCTAACGGAACACTTGGCGCTACAACAATTCAGGCTACTGGAAACATTACCGCATATTATTCGGATAGACGTTTAAAAGATATTGAAGGCATTATTCCAAATGCTTTAGATAAAGTATCTCATCTATCTGGCGTATATTTTACTCCTAATGATTTGGCTGGATCTTTTGGATATTCAGATAAATCAAGACAAGTTGGAGTTATTGCCCAAGAAGTTAATGCAATTATGCCTGAAATTATTTCCCCAGCTCCATTTGATATAGATAAAGATGGAAATAGCAAATCTGGTGAAAATTATATGACAGTTCACTATGACAAATTAGCTCCACTTCTAATTGAAGCTATCAAAGAACTTAAGATTGAACTAGATAAGTTAAAAGGACAATTGAAATGAGTATAACATATTCATGGGAAATAACAAAATTATCCAGTGGATCAATTGGAGGAATGTCTAATGTTATTTCCCAAGTTGATTGGAATTTTGTTGGCACAGATGACCAAGCCAATGTAGTTAAAATAGAGGGATCCACTCCTCTAGATGTTTCATCTCTTGTTGAAAAGAATTTGATCCCCATTAGTAAGCTGGACGAGCCAACGGTAATAGGCTGGATAGAACCTATTATATCAAATAATGCTGAATATTATCAGCATTTAAAAGATAGAATAGATCAAGGATTTTTAATTATAAATAATCCAGTAACCACACTAACAGAAGATTCTCTTCCTTGGAGTAGTTAATGACTATAGTAGCATCTGGAAATGCAATAAGTTTAGGTGGAACAACCAAAACATCCGGCTATAATAATAGTATAGAATATGAATTAGGTGGTACTTATGGTACTTCTGGTGCTAATACTGTATCATTAAATGATTCTGCCGTGAGAACTTTAGCAGGAATTGGATCGGGTGCGATTTCATTTTCTAATTTGTATGGAAAAAGTGCATTTACAGCTGGCTCGACTACTTGGTCTACTCCGGGTACTTATAGTTTTGTGGTTCCTGCTGGTACTACAACACTAACTATTCAAGCTTGGGGATCCGGGGGCGGTGGTGCGTTTTCTTCGGTAGGCTCGGCTATTGCTTCTATCGGAAGCAATTCTTCTATCACAGGAACTGGTTTAACAGCCATGACCGCAGGTGCGGGTGGTCCGGGTGTGGTAACTTCATCAACGGCTGGTACTGTTGGTGCTGGTGGTACAGCATCTGGTGGTGTCACAACCAATACCAGTGGATCTGCTGGTACGAAAGCTACTACAAATGCATCTGGCGGTGCTGGTGCTAATGGGGGTATTGGTAATGGCGGTAGCGGCGAAGGATATGAAGGATATGCAGCTGGTGGTGGTGGCGGTGCTTATACCAAAACAATCACTACATCTGTTTCAAATGGTACAACATTAACTCTTATCGTTGGTGCTGGTGGGGCAGGAGCATCTACTGGTACTGGAACGGGAGCGAATGGGTCCAACGGTCAAATTACCATTGCATGGGCATAAGGAAACTATTATGCGTACTTTTAAAACATTTATGACAGAACAGGATAATCGTAAATTGAAATCCGTCATGGATAAATTTATTCCATTTGTAAAATCTGAATTAAATGTAGATTCGTTACCAAAAGTTCATACCGTAACTGGTAAAGATGCACAAGATAAAAAAGCTTTTGGCTGGTGGGATGGAGAAAAAGTAACCATTTGCCCCGATGGAAGACATCCTATGGATGTTATGAGAACTCTTGCTCACGAATTTGTTCACGCAACCCATGGACATACAAATGGTGAAGATGGTTCTGATCATGAAAATGAGGCTAATGCTAAAGCTGGTGTCATCATGCGTAGATTTGCTAGAGCAAATCCAGAATTATTTTAAGGGGATAATATAAATGTCTGGTAGAGCAAACATAGTAATAGATCAAGGAACTAGCTTTTCAACAACTATTCAGTTGAATTATGCTAATGGATCTCCTATAGATTTAACATCATATACTATAGAATCTCAAATAAGAAAAGATTATACTTCATTGAATGCAGTAAGTTTTGCTACTGTTGCGTCAAATACTGGCCAAATTAGTTTAGCTCTTTCTGCAAATGCTTCCGCAAATATGGTATATGGAAGATATGTATTTGATGTGTTGGCAACAGATCAATTTGGAAACTCAACAAGAGTTATTGAAGGTCAAGTAAATATTACACCTCAAGTATCGAGATAATATATGACAATTTCTTCATCTGGTGTTATGTTTAATGGATCTAATGGTTCTATTATTGTAACTTTGCCATCTCCGCAAGTAATAGTTGCAAATATAGTAGGAATATCTACATCATCAAATACAATTAATTTAACCGTATTTCAATCTGGTGGGGTTGAAAGTCTATCAAGTCTGACAGATGTTCAGGCTAATACGGCACAAGACGGATATGTACTGGCTGTCAATACACATGGAACGGCTAATACATCTGATGACACATATTATTTTGAACCTGAAAATTTAGATGGTGGCGGCTTCTAATCTCATAAATACCTCTGAATCTAATTTAAAGGGTATCATGTAAATGGCTAATAACACCATCCAAATTAAGAGAAGTAATACCTCATCCACTCCAACAACCACATTAAATGCTGGTGAATTGGCATTCT